AACGCTCCTTCTTTTCCTGCGTAACAATTTGACATATGTATGTCTCCTTTATTTTATGTATTATTTATTTTATAACAGTATTCTACTGTGAATACCATTCTACAACTTGCAAAAGGGGCGCTCTCACCTGTTGTAATAGTCTCAACTCTGCTGAGCTTAATATCTTCTACAGTGTTAGTTAATGTTCTGTCGCTCATTAGTGTATTCTCAATAGCTTCCACGGCAATGTTTCGCTGTGTATCTCTTTCTCGTCCACCAATAATTAACGCTACTGCAATTTCCATACTTCCCATACGAATCGATCCGTTAGTTGAACCCATTGTCATTGTCATTGTAACATCTTCAATGTCTTCATCTGTTGTTTCGATATATACGGCTGGAAAGGCAGTCTTGGCAAGTTCGTTTGGATCGATAGGATCCCTTTCCACTTTACCAAGTTTAACGCTTCGCTGTGCTTTTAGAAGCTTGACAACTTCTACTAGTATATCTTCTCTGCGAGCCATTATCTATACAACCTTGTTTGACTTTGTTGAACAACATCACCATCATCGATAGTTCCATCATTTTCGAAGTCATACTGTATACCAACGCCAAACTGAAGTTCCCATTCTTCATTGAATCTATCTTTATAGAAAGTTAGTTGTTCTCTGAATGGATCACCTTCTGGTCTAAAGGTTGATAATCTAGGAAGTATATAAGCATACATTGCCTGATATACTGTGGTCTTTGTCCACTGCGATTCGACTAGTTTGCTTGATGCAAATTTACTTCTTGCGTAGAACTTGTTCCACCATTTGAATTGAATCATGTTAATCACATCAGCTTCTGCCTTAGCGAGCTCATCTGACCAATCCTCAACACCTTGTTGGAATACTTCCGGTGCATATTCTTCTAAATTTGTATTGTTAGCAAAACTCATCTTCTATCTCCTGTATAACATGCAGGGCCGAAGCCCTGCACTTTTATGCTCAATTAATACTAAGCTGCTGTAAGAACTACACCACGCTTCTCGTCAATAACTTTAACACCTTGTGCTAAAGAACCAACTACATCCATACCTAATTTAGTAGGTGCGTCTGTCATTGTGACTGCTAATGGTGAGAACTGTGCTTGTCTTGCCGCGTCTGCGCCAAAGATAACACCGTTTGTTGTTGCATGTGAGCTTTGGAAGATTTGGATGCCTGCAGCTGAAGTAACGAATCCGTTTCTTAGTGCTTCACCTTGATAATCGCCACCGCCGAATGCTGCTGTTGAAATATCACCCATAAGCTGATATGCCATTGCTGGTGTAATAATACCAAATAATGGACCAGTTTCGCCTCTTGCACGGATAGCCGATGCTGCTAGGAACAATTTGTCCATAGTTAAGTCACCTGCTGTTGCAACTGGAGTGTTGTCATTCATTGCCAATAATGCTGTCATAACATCTGCATCGTAGGCTGCTGAAATTTTATGTCCAATTGTTGTGCCGATTGCTGTTGGATCTGGAGAACCAATGTTTCTTAATACAGCTCTTGCACCATATGTAATTGCACGAACTTCATGTTTAGTTGCGTCAATTTGTGATAGTGTTAGTTCTTCAGTTGCGAAGTCGCCACCGTGTGCTGCTTCATCAACTGTAACTGTTCCGTCTACTAGTGGAACTTGTGCTGTGTATGATCCTGCTGGAACATTAATTGTTGGAATCATTTGTCCTGATAGGAACAATGATCTTTCGAAAGCTGCGTAAATAGCCGCTGCTTGTGTGTTTACTACCATACCTGATAGCGTGTCGTATGCTGAACTTGTGTTAGCCATGATATTTTATCCTTTTATATAATATTTAAACCTTGCCTGCCATCTTCATCTTTTTATAGATATCTCTGTGCTCGGCTCGACTTAAATCAAGTTGTGCTAGATCCAAACTCTGTGGATCTGCGTTATTTGTGTTACCGCTTGAACCTGATCCACTTGGACCTGAACTGCGGAAGTATGTGTTACTTGATAGGAACTCTTCAACTAGATCTGGTACTGACATAGGATCTGCATTATCCGTATATCTTTGTTTACCTTCGTTGTCGACAACTACTACAGTGCCGTCATCTCCTAGTGTGATATTCTTTCTCAATAATTGAGCTACATGATCAGGAGCTACCGACTTGCTTTTAGATGCTGCATCAATTAATGCACCATCAATCTTAATGCTCTCTAGCTCAGATCTAAGCCTATGAATCTCTCCATCACTTTTATCTTTTTGCTTTTTGAGAACACCTTGGAAGTCTTCTTTCTTAATCAGCGTCTCTTCCTCAACTTGCTCTTTTAAGCTCTTGAGTGCCGTATATTCTTCCATGTTAACATTTTCGTATTTCTTGTTAACTTGGGCAACACGCTTACCAATCAATTCATTAACCTCTTCTTGAGTGAATGTCTTGGCTTCAACCTGGGCTTCTATATTTTGGCCTGTGTCTGCATCCCCAGTGTTTGCAGCTTCAGTAATACCATGAGTTTCTGTTGTCATGTCAATTTTCCTTTATAATGTTAGGGTTGGATTTATATAATCTACTTTATATAGCTTTATTTATCCTTTTACTCTTCTTCGTTTTCTATGGGCACCCAATAGTGTCTGCAATTGTATCCGCCTCTAACAACGAATGCATCTCCTGGCTCTTTACCAGCCCAGCTTCCACTGGCCCATAAACTCTGTATAGCTTCTCGGGACATTTCGCGCCCAATCATACTTTTACAGAACGGTCTAGTTGTTTCGATAATCCCACCTTCATATCTAAACTTCTCGATACCAAGTCTTGTGGCACGAGCTTTAGCAAAGGTGCCATCGAAACTTCCTACAACGCTCTCACCAGCCGTGCTCATCTTAGTGGCTAAACTTGCCGCTGTGTTTACATCACCTGGTAATCCACGCTTGATAGCGGCTACAACAGCGGCATATTCTGCTGCTGTATATCCACCTGTCTTCTTCATCTTGCGTAATTTACGCTGATTGCGTCTTACTCCTGGGTCATTTGACTCCATTTGTATTCCGCTAATTCTTCCTCTGGCTTGATTTATCAATAATGCGCCAGTTAATCCTGCTATTGTTCCTAAAACCACTGTGTTTACTACATCTTCGCCTGAGCTTTCTAATGTGCTGCTTAATGTTGCTTCGCTTTGTGCTAACAGTTGGCTCTGTGTTTGATAATCTTCTGGTCCGGTACTGAGTATACTTTGATCTAAATAATCTTGACTTAGATCAGTTAAGGGTTGTGCCACAGATTTAACAGTCTGACTGTATCTATTGAATGCTGCCATAATCTGTGGTCTTATACTCTCTGCTGGTAACCCTTGAGCTACCAGTTCTGCTATTTCGTTTTCCAACGACTTAACAGTATCGAACACACCTGATTCTATTTCTTCTAGTGTGTTGTTTAAGACCTTATCGTGTTTTTTTGTGTTGAATGCCAACTTTACTCACCTTCGTGTGTATAACCTAAAGCAGCCAAACTTTCGTGTTGCTCTTGACTTGTGACTTGTGTCACAGCGCCAGTTTCTGGGTTAATCATATCGTGTGGTTCGAACTCTATTGTTTTATCCATGTCTGCAAGTATCTCTGATTGTAACTCTGCATCATCAACTATTAGTGCTACAATTTGTCTGCTGATCTCATTTTGGAACATTTTGTTGTTTACACCTGCACTACGAGTCTTCATAAGTAAATCTAACTCTAAGAACTCATCTCTCATATCGAATGTCTCAGGATATTCTAAAGAGAAGTCTTCTGGCATACCTAGTGCTTGCCAGTCTAACCACATAATCCACATTTGATATTCTGTTTCTTTGAGTGTGTCAGCCATGTCCGATAGCTTTGCATTTAATAACTGTCTTTCCGTTTGTAATGCAACACCACTCATTGGACTTCCGTTGGTTGCTTGTATACTACTAGTGTGTGTCATTCGTTGTATTGCTGCAACACTGTTATCGATAGCTTTTAAGATACTATCAGTTGTGCTTAAACTTGGTGATAACAGATATGGCTTGAGTCCAGCGTCAACTGATTCATCTAAGTTAAGGATACTACCTGCACCTGCTACTGCATCAACACTTGTTGGTTTAACCAGTGTTGGATGTGATGAGATACGAAGGTGTTGCTCAATTTCTGATAGACAGTTGTAAATAAACTTCTGTTGGTTAGCTACATCTGAGACTAAACTTAATCCCACACCTTTAGTAGGGCTTTTTAGTGGAGCGTGGAATATAAACGGAATATAACCCAATGGGTTTGCATATTCATCTGCTTCTACAATCTTCTCTAGTTCGCCAGTGTGTGAGTTCTTTGTTATTTTATATCTATGCACACTGTCTTTATACCAACAGCTAAAGGTTGTATAACTATCGTTCTCACTTTCTCTTACTTTGATATATTCTAGTTCCATCTTACCTGCAATGTTACGCTCATAATACCAGTCTAAAACATTCTGAGGAGTATACATCGCTGCGTAGGCCCTCACGCCTAATGCAATTGCTTCAGCTTCTGTTTCTACTTTGTATGCGGGTTTGTCTACTAGTATCCAAGTTGATCCATGCACCATAGCCAAATCTGAGGCAGTCTTTAAGAAACTGTCCATGCTTTGTCCTTCTTGGTCTGTATCATACAACCATGCATTTACCAATGGATTGTTAATTAATAAGCCTAGCTCTCGTTTAGGTAATGTTCTAAACAAGAAACTTCTGTAAATATCTACAGTTGTTTGCACATGGTTATCCAATGGTGTGCTGTTAAGGCGTTTAGCGTATTGATCGCCTGGGCCTTGATTCTCACCAATGTATTGTGTTAAATAACTACCACCTTTGTAAACCTCTCCACCCACGAAAGATTTGTAATGATAGTTAGCCTGCTCAGCTACCGTTTGGTAACTTGGGTGGGTTTGTTCTATTTGTTCTAATGTTAACATAGTTTTATTTTCCTTAATAAGGTAGAGTTATCAACAGTGATCAATTGTTGAGTCTATATCAGTTATTTATCCATCTAATAATGGCCGAATAGCTGAACTCCTTTGTTGCTTTCTGGTACTGGTCTTCTAATAGGGTTAATCCAGTGTGTTAAGTATCCTATAGCATCGTTATAATGGTCGAGGTTGCCGCTTTTATCTGGAATCTGTGTATTCTCTTTGTATGTTTGACTACTGATGCATCTAATAAGATTTTTACAGCTTCTATCAACCTTTAACTTAACAGTTCCGTCAACACTCTTAAGACTTGCATTAACTGCCGCTATTCTATCTTTTACTGGCGGGTTAATATTTCTTACTTTAAGTGTGAACCCTGCTTGTCTCAGTATGTGATGATCACTAGTGTTTGAACTTGTCTTACGAGCCTTGCCACTAGCGTCTGGATATATCCATAATCTATTGTCTGGATATCTATTTGTTAGTTCTTCAGCCATCTCATATGTATTGCTTCCTTCCATAGTTATCTCATCAATAACAGTAATCTCATTTCCATTTACTCTACAGATTGCACATACCAGAGGCGAGACATTGAAATCCATTGCACAGTGAAGTATTTCGTTTTTAGCTAACTCTTTGTCAGCTATTGTAATATGAACCTCAGGTTCCCAATTGTAATATATACTACCACTATACTGTTCGAAGCTGGCTTCGTATTCTTGTCTAAAACTCTTCTCATCCAACTCATTGCGAGCTGTTTCTATTTCTTCAGCATCTACATTTCCGCCTTCTAGTGTCGTGAAACTGAATGCTTTCCATCCAGGCTGTGTGTTTGCACCTTGATATAAATCATATATCCAACTGCCTTTGCCTTTGGGAGTTGTTATGAATAAAGCTCCACCTTTTTGATCGGATAGTGCAGGGCGACAAATCTCCGTCCACATTTTATGGTTTATGAGAGCCGCCTCATCCATGATCAAGTG